GACGCGTTTAGCACGAATGCGGCGGCCCTTTGCAAACGCACGACTGGGATTTTGCAAAATCGCGCGTTGCGGGCGGTATTTCTCCTCCTCGGCATCTTCCCAATCAGCAAAAGCCCAATCTGAGGTGGTAAGGATAGGGTGGATATGGCCAAGTTTCGCGGGAGTCTCTTCAAAAATCTCCGCCGTAACGACCTCCACAGGGGTGCCATAAACCTTTGCGACGCCAACGCGCACGGCCTGCTCAAGCGCGATTTGTGTTTCTTTTGGCAAAAGAAGCCCGTCTCGTAAAACGGGGGGTCCTTCCAAACACTCGTCATCGACCACAGTGGCCATCTTGGCAACGGCGGGCTCCTTCTCCATGCAGAGCGGCGGGGATAGGACGTCTTCATAATCGCCCAAAACCCCATCGATCCACTTCTGAAACAGAAGTCGGTCGAAATCGGGCATAATCTCCGCTATATACCCATCCATCCAAGCCTCATACCGATTAGGGTATTGGGCTTCGCTGGGAACCCGGCTATGCCAACTGCCAAGGCCATGCTCAGTGGCCCGGGTTTTCTCGCGTTGCGCCACGTAGCGCGTGGCGGCACAAAGTTCGCGTATAAGCGGTGTGCCAGGGTCCGTCAATTCGAGCGAACGAGTTTTCTCGAACAATTTCTCCAGAGGAGTGACGTCGGGAGGCAGACGGATGCTGACATGAATCTTGCGCAGCTGACGGAGAACGTCACACGTACTGACGCGGGAACCGTACCAAACGTCCGGGCCATAAACGCGAGCGAGATAAGTCACTCGGTCGCCAGGGTTGAAGATCTCGACCTCGACCTCGTCGCCACAGTCAGCGCAAGTGTCAACGTAGAGCTGGGGCGGCAAATCGGCACAAAGCCCATCGTCGCCGTTTGCCAGACCGCAGGCCTTATAACTAGCTTTCATCTCCATGCCCGACCTGCGGGCAGTAGCATAACCTTCAAAAGCAGTCAAGCCAGTGTTGATAACGGCAGTGGTCATGCTGCCAGAACGCTCAGAAAGGCCGGTGCTGTACTCCTCCTTAGAGCCCGAGATATGGGTTGTCTCAGGCAAGATGATGCTGCACAAGCCAGAATAATCCGCAGTCAATAACCGATTCAAAAGCTCATGATACTCCAAAGGAAAGATGGAGTAGAGCGTCGACTCCAAAAGAGTACGCGGTAAAACGCCGACGTGCCCATCGCGTTTATTCGAGTCGATCCCGAGAACGACCCGCGCGCGGCTGGTGAGCTTAGCAACGCTGGTCGCAATTTCGCACGGTTTCTTGCCTGGCGAGTACCAACGGCAATAGCGGAAAAATTCCTCAGCGGCGTGTATGAAACAAGCCAATTGAAGGGTGAGGGTCGGTTTCTGAGCTTGAATAAGCCGGGCAAAAGCGGCGGCGGTCATGGCCTCAGACTTAATGTGGGCTTTGCTGCCGGTGATGACCTGATCAGTCTGACGCACGCGCGCGTCGATCATCTGTTGAGTGTGACGACTGCGCCGGCGCAGCACCTCATCAAGCGTACAAGGGCTGCAAGCCCCAGTGAAACCATGCTTGATCGAGTCGGCAATAGACAAAGAAATAAATTCCTTCATATAACCAACCAAGTCAGCGGGGAAACCTTCGTTAAGGTTTCGACATGCCACAACGCGACCATAAACGGCGGCGCGGGCATTGGCATCGGTACGTCTAGGCGCGAAGGCGCCATCGATAACGGGGCTCATAAAAGCAGCAACGTTAGGGCGCTCGATGGTGGCATCAAAGCCAGCATCATAAGCGCGCACAGCCGCGATAGGCGGCGTGATAAGGGCAGGCCGACTTTCAACGTTGGCACCGAGGTAGTCGGCCAAGACCAGCAACTGGCCTTGCGACAACTCATGGGGTCGAATCGCGGTTTTGATTTGAG